AACCAAAAGCAAGACTTTTCTGATTAGTTAAGCAGCCTGTTTGCATTGCCCATACTAAATTATCAGGGTTACTAAAGTACTGTATGCTAGACTTAGAGTGATAATGACCTTGTACGACATGCATACCCATTTTCTGAGCAACATGTAAAACATTAGCACTCATACCATGGGTAAAGAAACATCTTGTTTGATCATTCAATGTTATTGTTAAGTCCTCTACCCAATTCCAATCCTTAACTTCTAAGAATTCATTATAGTCTCGTAAGTAAGCTCTAGGTAAACCATGTTTTAAAGCTCTACGATATACTAAAGAGGAATGATTAGAATCAACTAATGTCATCTTAGGAAAGATCTTTTCTAGTTCCTTAATGAATTTCTTAGAGATAGTTAGTTCATCTCCAGCACTTGGTAAATCAGGATTAGAGTCATGCATTGATATAGCATGCTGATCAAGTTCATCACCAATGTTAACTACTAAATCAAACCCTTTATAATGTTTCTTTAATGCTTTTAAAAACTTAAATGAATCTTTATGATGGTATGGTATGTGTAAATCACCTATCACCATTACCTTTTTGTTAGTACTCATTCTATATCTCCTAGTGTAAAGTCGCTTTTCTTAAATCAGTCATTACATCAACAGCTTGTTGAGCTGCTATGTTATCTAATAGCTTGGCTATCTCTTCTTCATCTTCGTGCATTAATAGAGCAGCTATCTGTGTTATCATTTCCTCTTTCTTATTCATAGTATCTCCTTAAGTTCTTTTAACCAGTCCTTTCTAAAATCTAGCCATTCAAATCCAACTTTAGTACTCCAGTCTCCATATGTAGTTTTACTACGTTTATTAATTTTATTAGATGGATTCATAAATAGAAAGATTATCCTTACATCAGGATTACTTTCTTTAAACCAAACCATTTTCTGTCTAGTAGATATGTCTAATTTACCCTTTGCTTCTATGTATACATTTTTTTCTATCTTAAAGTCAGGATTATATTTCCTAGTCTTTTGTGGTTGTATGTATTCAATAACATCAGGTTCATATTTAAGTGACTTGAAATTCTTCTGCAATATTTTCCATGCTTTTACTTCCAGTTTGCTTTTGAAGTTGTTCAAATTTATCCTCCCATTTATCTTCAAGTGTTCTCTTCATATGTAGACAAGTAGCATTTTGTATAAATCTCTTGTCATCTTGATATAAGTCTTGTACTATGTTAAACATTTCTTGTTCTGTTTTACAGTTTTGTAACATGTTCTTAGCTTTCTTATCGCCAAGACCTTTAATTCCAATTACATTATCTGCTGAATCTCCTTTGATACATTGTTCATAGAAGAGGTGGAGACCTCCCATCTCTGTTTGAGTAACAAATCTGTCAGGTCTCTTCCAATTCTTACCACTAATTGCCCATGAGAAATGCCGACCTGATACTTGTAATAAATCTTTATCTAATGTACAGATAATAGTATCATCAGTTTGGTGTATAGACATTTCATCATCTGCTTCAAGTCCCTCTCGGGACATTTCAGCATTCATCTTTTCAAGTGCATAATCTTTTAATGCAGCGAGATGTATTGGTTTAGGTGCTGTACGATTAGCTTTATAAGAAGGTAATATATCTTTCCTAAAATTAATAGGATGAGATATGAAAGCACGATATTCTGTAGCTTCTGTCTTTTTTAGTATACGATCTAATAATTGTTCTGCTCTATACTTTGCTATACCAAATCCATCTTTCTCCGCTGAAGAAGCACTACGAAAAAGAATTAAATCATGATCAATTAATGCTAACATATTATCCCTCCAAAGGAGGTAATGTTAGATGTGGTAACTCATCTGCTGCCATTATAGGATTACCAGTTAGTTCAGGTAATGCCTCTAAAGCAGGTAGGTCTACTGTAAGTCTAGAAGTAAAAGGTTCTATTACTTCTAACTCAGGTGAGGTAATAACTAAGGGTTCATATTTTTTCGCCTTAGTTAAAGTTCCAATAATTACTAGGATTATAAAAACTCCCAGTAATGCAAGACCAGTTCTTTTATTTAAACTTAGTTTCATTTAAACCTCCTATGTTAGCATATCTAAATCATCATCTATATCTTGTAAGTCTTTTTTTGGTTCAATTCCAAAGACATAGTTTTCATACAGTTTAGCTAAAGCAATCACAGCTCCTTCAGGGGACTCTGTTAAATCTTTAGTACCCTTAATATTTAGTGTTGCTACTGCATTACTTAAAGATGATTGTTTAATTATATAAGCTTGAGTCTGTGCTCTTTCTTCCATTGTAGGATAGTTACTACCTGAAACTCTAGTAGAAGAGTTAGTAGAACTTGGAGTAGATTGAGTAGCAGTATCTTGCTCACCAGCACCTAAGATTTTCTTCCATTGCCAATAACCATTTGCATCTTTTTCTGTTGATACATTTATGGCATCACCTTTAGTCCAACCTTGTGCTGTTTTAAATACTTCTGGTGCTGCGAATGACATAAGCTTCTTACTTTGTGCTTGCCCTTGATCATTCTTATATGTAATTTCTAAAGATTGGTATTGTCTACCATTCTTTGCCGAGTGAGTATTAACACTCCCTACATCTATTATTACTATTTCCATATACATACTCCTATTTAAATTTAGACATCAACTAAGTTACCCCAATCTTTGCCTATGGTTACATCAACTCGCAAAGGCAAGTTGAATTCTTTACCGAACAACTTCGTAAAGTTCCTCGGAACATCATTAAAACTTTTTATAACTATTGGTACTATACTATTAGTATAACATACTTTAGGATCAAAGTCAAGCATTATACTATCATGTACAGTATTAATTAATTTAACACCTTTCATGTCCCGGATATTACTTCGTAATGATACCCTAGCAATAGCCATTAAGTCTGCGCCTAATCCCTGTACAGGGTAGTTAAGTATCCTTGTACGAGGATGTTTAAGTTTACCAAATTTAGAAACTGTTGATTCAAATTCATATTTTCTTCCTGTAGGCATAATTAAATGCTGCTCTCTAATAGCTTTTTCTTGAATGTCTTGATGCCATTTATGTAGTCCTTTATATTTCTTATAGAATTCTATAATTACATTATCCCAAAAGTTTTCATTACCTATGTCTTTAAAATTCTCATCTAAAGAATAAGCATAGGCACTACCTCCATAGATTAATCTAAAAACGAATGTTTTAGCAATCAATCTACTAGGTAATCCAAACCTTTTCTGATTATCTGTATGTTGATCTTCCTCATTTAATATTTCTTTAATAGCTGTCTTATCTTGAGATAGGAAAGCAGCACATATCCATTCTAATTGTTTTGCATCTGCATTAAGTATCATATTTATTCACCACCAGCAATAATTAACCTATTAATATATTCTTTAATAATATGATTAGTAAGTATTATTCTTGATTCTTTTGTTAACAAAGAAGTAATCTTTATAGGTTCAACTTCTAATAGTAACTTAGATAAAATACGACAGGTATTAATCAACTCAACTTCCGATATATCTTTTGTTTGTTCTTCAGTCCAATCTATTTTTGATTCAACGCTCATTATTAATCTCCTTGTCTGTTAAATAATTATGAAACCAATCTACATCTTTATTCATCTTCTTTAATAAAGCCTCTGCACATTCTGTTCTACCCTCTATTTTTGTGTAGTATGCTACACCATAATGAGTTAACTTATCTAGTACAGGCTTATTAAATTCTATTTCTTTTTTTAACCATAGTCTTACTTCATTTATATCCACTTTAACTACTCCTCGTATCTTGTTGTAAATAAACTCTTTATATCTCCTACAAAGTTTTGTAGATTAGGTTTACTACTACTTAATCTACCTGTCTTAGTTACACATTGATTTAATTGTCCATGAATAATATTCTTATTCCAGTTCATCTCATCAATTAGTTTAGGTAATCCTTGGTAATATGTACCACTTAATTTTATTAGACTACCTCTACGTAGTAATAAATCTAGTAAATCTTTATTACCTTTTAGTTTCTTTAGTGTATCAACATTTGTTTTATACATACCATCTTTGATTGACTCTGTATTTTTCAAAGGTGTACATAACCTTGGAAGAGGTATTAATTTTTCTTCCCATTTCATTTTAATTTGCCCAGCTTTTTCACCTGTTTTATAATGCCCGATAGGCACTTGGTACTTTGTTTTAATATTACCTCCATACAATAAAGCATTAAGATGATCCAAGCTATTAGGATTAAAATCATTATATTTATGATAGTTAAACAACCTACGATCAAGTGTTGCAATATGTTCTTCAAGCTCATCTCCTATAACAGTTGATTTATCATACTCATATTTAAGTCCATTGTATTCCATTTCTTCTAGTACAAGTAAGTCTTTATTATGAAGAGCTATTAATCTAATTAGTTCTGGTCGATTAATTAATTCTTCTTTTTGTTTTAACATAACTTGATAAGTTAATTCAACATCTTTTATTAGATACTCTTGTAGTAATTCTTTTGGAACTTTGTCAGTATCAATACCATTCTTCCAATAGTTTTCTTTAACCTCATCTAACTTACTACCTAACTCATAGTACTCAGCTGTTCTATTCAACGAAGGGTATGCCTCAGATTGATTACGTAGAATAAATTCTACTAGTTGGCAATCCCA